CGTACTGGTCAAAGTAGCTCTCTAGATTAGCGTTTTTGGTTTTGAGTGATTCACGATACCGGTCACCTAGTCCGAAAGTAAAGGTCTTGTCTCCGGAGAGTTCAAAATCAATACCGTCAAGCGCATCAGCTTCCTGTCTCATAGTATTCACCCACTGCTCGTCAACAAACGATTCAGCCTTCTGCTCCTGCTCAATGGCCCTTTCGACCGGTTTGAGATAGTTGCTTCGTAGCCCATCAATTTGCTTTCTTGCGCTACCTGCGTCGATTTTTAACTGAAGGGTAGCCATCTTCTGCTCTCTCTCGTCTAAGAATTCACTGTCAGTCTTGTATTTCGCCGATACAAGCATTTCAATGTCGTCTCTTGACAAGTCGGGAAAGTCGTTCTGCATCTGGAGCTTCACCACCGACAAATCGTCCATTTCAGACGGGTTGATGGATTGATATAGGAACCAATCCTGTGGGTCGCGACCAGTTTCTTGAACAAACCTCAGAATAGGCTCAAGCCTTTCATCAATCGTCGCCGGTTGTTCTAAACGTGCGAGGATGCTATCCAAGTCAAGACCTACCTGCTCTTGCAGATAAGAATTGACGAACTGGTTAACCTCCTCGTCCGTGAGTTCGTCGTTGGTCGACCCAATAGGGTCTTCCGTGTCCTGCTGGCGGTATACGTACCTGTTATCGTCAACCGGCTCGGTTACATCTTCTGAGGATGTCTCCTGGGTCTCCGTTACTTCTGGTACGCTTGGCTCAGCGAAAGAACTTTCGTTGCTAGTTTCGGTGGCAACGTCACCGTTTTCGTTATCAAACTCGACGATAGTCGGTTCGAACTGTGGTTGGTCCTGTGAAGGCTCTGCGGGTTGGTCAACAATGTTGAGCCCCATATCCTTCACTAAGTCCTCTAGGGATGAGATTCCATCTGCCATAATAAGTTGAATTAAAGTTCCTTACAAAATTATCTCTACTATTTAGCGCAAAAGTTTGCACAATCGAAAACTAATTGATACTTTTGGGTAAATAATTAAATCTAATGAATATGAAAAACACTCTTTTTATCGCCTTAGTAGCCCTGTCCACTTCTGTTTTTGCTCAAGAAGCCCCGTCATTCCTAAAAGAATTTAACTACACCGTAGAGACTTGCTTAAGCTCTGAAGGTATTGAGTTTGAATACTTCGAGGTGAAAGACGAGCAGTACAAAGAACTCAAGAACGTAATCAACAAACTAAACCGTCGTCGCTTTGTTCGGGTGGATAAGTCCGGGATGCTTATCACTAAGCGTTACGTGGACCAATGGACCGTTATGACCTTCAGTGGTTTTGGATTCAAACGAATCAGCGTATTCCAAGAATAAGAAAGGGGGCTATTGCCCCCTTCTTTGTTTTACAGCCTAACTGTATTACTTCTTAGGCTTTCTGTATTCAGCCGTTGAGATACCTTGAGTTCCTCCTTCTACCTTCTTGTAGAACGCAGGTACTGCCATAGCCTTAGTGTACTGCTCAGGATTAGCCTCCATACGCTTTCTCTGGTCAATTTCATTTTGACGACGAGTAGAGTTGGCCTTTTCTTGCTGCTCCTCACGCTTCTTCTGCTTGTTTAATTCGTAAGCAGAAACCTGCTTCTTAGCGAGGTCTTTATCTTTTTTCTTGGGACCAATGGGACCGCCCATTTCGTATTTTCTAGCTTTCATCTTTTTAAAACTTTACACAAATATATGAATCAATGGCTCACCATTTTTCGCGGTTAGCCCAGTACGCCGCGCTCATCTTACCCTTAGCGATATTCTTGGCGTGACGTGCCTTAAAGCTCGCACGCTTCTTAGCACGTGCCTCTGTTGGGTTGCTCTCGGTGACCGTATCGGCACCCTGCTCTCCAAAGCGTATAAGCTTTGTCTTGTTACCATCCTTAGCTAGGACGATATGCGACTTCTTAGGATTCGATGGTGTGCTCTTGGGCTTATTAACTCCGGCTAGGCCGTGCTTCTTAATAAGGTTCTTAACTCTCGTGTCCATCACCCTTGGCCTTGCGGTTCTGATGTATTTCGTATATCTTATAGAATGTGTATACGATAGAGCCTACTAGAAGAATAATCTTCAAGATTGCTTCAATGTTTGTAAAAGACACTAGCATAGTACCGCCATTTATCGCGGTAATTTTAACATCCTCGGTACTCATCTTGATAGTCATTTTTTATGTATCTCACTTCTTTGCGAACTTCTCTATTGCTGTACCGAAGAACATAGCTATAGTTAAGTATTCAACGGCCTCCACAAGCTCTTTACTTGGGGCTATATCTTTCGGGGAGAAGCTATTAGCTATCAGAGTACCGAACAGCACTAATGCGCCCAGGAGCCCTACAACCCTCTTAGATGATACCTCATCACCGTTACCTAATAGCTTTTTAACCCACTCTTTCATAAATACAAAAGTATGACAAAAAAGAAGGCCCCACGAGGGGGCCATACTACACTTAAAGGTGTTATTTTACTCTCTATGAGGCGATTACGGGGGCTTCCTGCTCCTGTACGGTGAACTCACCGGTCTCAAGATTTAGGCTTCCGTGGCCGTGCTCCTCAGCGAGCTCCTTCATAATAACTTGAATCTCCTCACCGCTTGCACGCAGTTCAGTGACTAAGGCTTCCTGACGTGCGGCGAGGTCTTTCTCGCTTACGTACAGAGCCCCAAGCTCCATTTGGATTTGCTGTTGTTTGGCGCGTACTTCACGTGCCTTAGTTAGTTGGTCTTCAGAAATCTGAGCCATAATAAAATAGAATTAAAATTAAGAAAAGAAAGGATTAACAGTCTACCGAATCTTCGTATCCTGGCTGAGCCTTTAGGTACTCGTATGCCTGAACGATGATGTCGGCGGCTTCGGCGCTAACGATAGCTTCGAAGTTAAGGTGCGTGCGATAGATAGGCTCAGAGTGATTCTCACGAGTCTCTTCAGTCGCGTAGGTAGCCACCTCGATGTGGCAGAAGTTCTTCTTTACCCAAGTCTCCGTGGGAGGCGTAGGCATAGTGGGCACGGGTGCACCGTCGGCATCTACGGTAGCGGCCACAGGTGCCGCGTAGATGTATGTTTTCTGGTCGGTTGACTCGTATGTTAGACGAGTGATTTTATGATATGCTTCGGAGAAAGTCATCCCGAATTTATCTACAGTTGCGATTACAGCCATTTTGATTACTAATTAGTTGGACAAATATACAAAAAGATTAGCAACCACGAACAGACTGTATGCTCCCATCAGTTCTAATCTCATAGACACTATTCCCAGACTTCCACCATAGGCCCTCACCATTCTGGATGTTTTGCAAGTCACTACCCTTATATAAGATTACGCCTACTGCCAGCGAAGTGCTGGATGAGTACAGAGTAACTGGGTCGTATGCCTCACCACAGGCTTGAGTCCAGTCAGAGTATCCAACACCTCCGTCACCAACATAGAATGTATATGCTGTTGCTGTTACATTAGAGTATCCATAGAACTCACTCATAGCATCCGGGGTAGATTTACCAGCCAACGAGGATAGGGTACGCAGGGAACTGTTTGCCTGTGCTTGACCTAATTCTGTCCTGATGTTATCTATGCTTATTGCACCACTACTTTGTAACATAATACGACCATTTATATCCGAATGCGTGATTATACTTTATATACGTCATTTTACCAGACCTATTCTTTCTCCATCTTCCGCCATCAATAAAATTTTTTATTTCAGAACCAGAATTTCCCTTTTTGCCAAGAGACCTACAGGCTGCCGCTAGAGATTTATGTGTTGCTATGAGTTTCCAATCCATATCATACTGACAAACAGCCTTTGGGCTGTGTCCAGGGCGACCAGTTGACGATATACCTATGGCTTTACGATGTGATTCACTCTTTGGTTGAAATGCTGCAGCGTGAAATCTTTTTTTACTATCCTCGCTAATACAGTGGTACGTGTTTCCACCCTGACCTTCCTCATTCGTTAGGTTTGCAAATTTATCTGATTCAATCACACGAAGCTTTTCTGACACTTTTTTTGCATAGAAAGAGAATCTCTCTTTATTGTCATCAACATATATGACCATAGTTAAGATGTCGTTCTTATTATACTTGTGCTTTCTCAAATGTCTCATCCAAACGGTCCCGCTTCCAGTGTAGGTATATGGGTCAGTAATTGTTTTACCTAAATACATAAGACCACTAGGTGTTTCTTTTATGTATAAAGAAATAGACATTACCCTAGTTTCTTTTCAAGTTCCTCTACACGAGCTGCAAGCTCCTTGTTGGCCTCAATCAAAAGGCCGATGAGCTTTTCGTAACGCACGGCTAGGTAGCCTGTATCGTTAGTCCTAACGGCGGTGGGCATAACGGCTAACACCTGCTGTGCTATGATACCCGTATCACGTCCTTCGTGTCCGTGTGCTTCCTTATGTTCGGGCTTCCAGTCGAACTCTACACCTGTTAGTGACTTCACTTTGTCAAGTGCGTTCGCTATGGGTGTGATGTTTTCCTTTAGGCGCTCGTCTGATGAGTTGAATGCTACAATGTCGTTGGATGCGTCAATACGTCCTGCCGTTGCCGATGGTGCGAAGTTTACACCGAGTGCCACACCGTTAACATATACCTTCTTGTTGAGGTTTATCTGGTCAACTGCACCTGCGGCTATTACTAGCTGGTTGGATGAGTTGGTAAACATAGCACTTACGGAGGTTCCGCTTGTGTTGTGAATACGATATCCCTTAGTGTTATCTGAGTGTCCGTTCACCAGGAACAGCGGAGTGGTTATACTCCCTGTGCTGTATTGAGTTCCGCTTGAACTAAACTCGTGCCCAGCACCGTTAGATGGTGCGTTACCGATATACGTAGTTGTTCCGTAAATCCAGTTAGACGAACCAGCGGTTGTGATGCCATTGGGAAAGAATGCTGAGTTTGCTGTACCCCAAGGGTTTCCATTACTTACGTATCCAGCAGGAGTATTTACATACCCATCAAATTGTGCGTTGCCAGTGTTAGATATTGATGCAACATTGACTCCTGTCCAGTCATCACCACCAACAGTTGCTCTACGGAATACCCACCCACGGTTGGCAGAATCCATACTGAAATAGGTATTGTATCCAGCACTCGTATATCCGTGCTCGGCCCAAACTCCAGCAACTGCTTTAAATCCTATTGCTGAAGTAGTAGTATTTCCGCCACCCCAAAAGAATATCTGGTTTTCTCCAGATGTTGAGTTTTGGTCTCCTCTAATGGCTAAACCATACATACTACTTATTCCCGCAAAATCACCATAGTATGCAGTATTAGCGGAGTCGTAGAAAATTGGGGCACG